GCTGGAAGACTTCCTGATTCGCGTCCATGCCCAGTGCGCAGTAGTTGTCGGAGATTTTTTTGATGCGCTCGATCTCTGCTGCTTGCTTGGCGATGGTGGCTTGCAGTTCGGCGAGTTCGGGCGGGGCTGTGTAGAGCTGCGCCACGCAATCGTCGGTAGCGAAATAGCCGCGACCATAATCCTGAACGGTAACTTCTTCGCAGTTCTCAAGCAGGATCGCGCCCACCGGCTGGCGCCCGACGACAGGGTCGGAGCCATGCTTATCGACGAATTGCATCAGGCCCATTTTACGATTGTTCACCTTGTCGGCATCGTCAGTCTTGGCAAGTAGCGCGCGCAGTTCGCGTGCTGTCGGGTCGCCATTCATCATGTACTCAGGCGTGTCACACGACCCGCCTGCGTCGATGATGCGGTCATACCCGGCTTGGTAGATTCGCTTCATGGCAAGAAGTGCTTGCTCGATAGCCTTTCGGGACGCTCCGTCAATCGTTGGTACGGCGCTCATGGCTTGCTCCATTCTTCGATGATTTTCAGGCAGCGCTTGCACGTCACCTGATCCTTGTACTGCGTGAGTTGCGGATCACCGACTTCGGTGCCGCACATCAACTGTTCCGGCATATCCTGGTCAGCCTCGGTTCCGCCGTCCCAGTCGTCGTAATGCAGCTTCAGCTTGCTCATGGCGCGATCTCCTTTTTCGGCGTAAAGCGCGACGGCGCCCAGTCGCACACTTCATCCTCGGGGATGTGCCCGAACATCATCGTGCACCGTCGGCAGTGCGCGCAGTCGCCGCAGGTCTTGCCTTCTGGGAGGTTCATGCCGTCGTCAACAGCGGCGCGGCGGTAGGGTTGGCGCTGTTCGCTCATTGCGCGATCTCCTTGTTGGCCGGCTCGGCGCTGGCGGATACCGGTGCGGGCTGCGAGAACGGTTGGCGGTAAAGGATTCGAGTTTCATACATGTGGCTGTCAGTGCAGCAAACACTAAACGTGAAGTCGTCCATATCCTCCCACGTTGCCGGCTCTCCTTTGATCTCGCGGGCCTGTAGCACCGGCTCACCCTGCCCACCCTTCAGCCGCTCGATTTCCGGTTGATCATCGCGATCATCTAGCCAGCGCTGAATTGCAGCTTCGAAAAACACGGAATCCAATACTGGCGAACTTGCGCACCCATCTTCACGCGCCCTGCTCACTGCATGATTGCCAGCCGCACGCATTTCGTCAGATAGCTTCAGATAATGCGGAAGCTGTAGCCGCTCGTTCTCCACCGTCAGCCGTGCGATGGTGGCTTGCAGTTCGGCGAGTTCGGGCGCGAGTACTTGTGTTCGGAGCTGCTCCGAACATTGCGGATCGACCTCCGAACATTGGCGCTCGACGACAGGGGTGGCGATTGCACTGATTGCTTCAGAAAGAACCCGGTATAGGCAATCAGCCTCATGGTATGAGGCTTCGTTGGTCTTTGTGAGGCAGGTGCACGAACTGACTTGCGCCATCCGCAGCTTTGAAATTATCTCTGTTTTGTTGGTCATAGTCTCACCCTCCCCAGTAACTCATATCTTCGTCGACGCCATCTTGTGGCGACATTTCCCACTCGATTGCGTAGGTCTCATACAAAGACTCGCACACATCCCAGCGAGCCCAGCCAGCCCAGCCAGCGCGTTTGTGCATGTACAAGTAGGCCCGGAGTATCCAGAAGAACTTTTTCATTCGCTTGCTCCCGATTCAGTGGGTTTGGCGTTACTCAAAAGAGTTCTGCGCTTAGCTTCCCAGTCGGAAGGGACCCAAGCCATCAGCGCCGTATCTTCAGACATTTCGACTTCATTGATCAGCGCGTCACGAAAATCAATACCGGTATCCTTCGCCGCAACTTGAGCTTCTAGAAAAGCATTCCGCTGCTCGGCGGCTGCCAGGCTTTTCAGCAAGTGCTGCGATCCGTCCTTGAAGTGCGCCAGCTCTTCCCGCAGCGCAGCCAGTTCGGTTTGGGCGGCGCAGTAATCGGAGTAACTGACCACGTCGACACTCTTGCTTTGGTCCGACGGATCATCCGAAGTCCATACTCTCGGCACGCTTACGAATTCCTTGCTCATCACTCACCCCTTCGTTTATTTGTCGCCGGACTGCCCGGCCTCATTTGCCAGCGCCTCAAGCGCGAACTGCACGGTGTACGGTGCTTTGCGGTACGTTTCGTGGTCAGTGGCCACAAGGTAGTAGCGCAGCGCCCGGTCACTCATGCCGAGGGCGGCGGCCGCCTTTCGCTGGCTTATACCGGCCTTGTCCAGCAGCCCGCGCAGATATGCCGGGTCTGGGTTGTACAGTGAGGCGTCAGGCTTCATGTGTGGCGTTCCGTCAGAATCGTTTCTTGGCATTTTCTTCGACCTGCCTTCTGCGCTCGTTCAGCTGCACAACCCTATCTTTGGTTTCGTCGGCTGCCAGCTCATCGAAAATGGCGAGCGTGTAATCCTTTGCGTCGCCATTCCATTTTGCTTTCTTCTGCTTTTCTTCGGTCTTCAAGCGGCAGCCTCAAATGTCATTGTCGAAGTAGAAACACCAAAGCGAGCCCACTGATCAACGGTGTAGAACTGAGCGACCTTTGCCGCTCGCACGATCAGCTCCGCACCGAGGCGGTATTTCTTGCCGCCGTATACCTTCGGAGCGGTCAGCTTTTTGTCGAGGCAGGTAGCGCCAACAACGCGGCCATCGCTGATTCGGATTCCGTGAACAAGGTTGCGCCCGCAGTGCTCGCATTTGCAGTCTTGTTCGTATCCGACAATGTTGATGGTGCTCATGGTGTCTCTCCTGGTTCGCCGCGCCTGAATGGCTGGCATGGGTCTTACTATAGGAACAATGTTCCTATCTTGCAAGAGCCTGAGCAGGATATTTTTCAGGACTTCCAAACATCGCCGCCGCCTTATCCCCCGACGAGTCGCCATCGGTTGGAATCCAGCGCCCGTATACCCGCGCAATCATGAGCCATGATGCGTGACCCATCTGCTTTGCCACCCACATCGGATGCTCGCCCGCGCTCAGCATCATTGAGGCGTAGGTGTGACGGGTCTGGTACGGGTTCCGGTAGCGCACGCCTGCCCGGCGGATGGTCGGCGTCCATAGCGACTTACGCAGCTCCTGGTCGCCGTTGAATGCCCGGTTGTGCCTCGGGTCGTGGAAAACGGCCTTCCCTTCTATATAGGTGTGCTCGCGCTGGGCCTTCAGCGCCTCGAACGACATGGGCAACAACCTCACGCTACGCACCCCGGCCGCTGTCTTCGGCGTCTCTGCCTCGCTGGCTGCCGCCGTCAGCCCTCGCGACACCCTCACTTCCCCGCGATTCCAGTCAATGTCGCCCCACTCAAGCGCGACCAACTCCGACGTGCGCAGGCCGGTCCAGAAGGCGAACTGCAACAGATTCCGATACTGCCCGGTAGCCGCCGCCAGAATGGCCCGCTGCTCGTCAGGGCTGAACGGGTCGATCTCGTCCTCAGTGCGCGGCTTGCCCTTCACTGAATACGTCCAGCCGGCCAGTGGGTTCGATTCGATCAACTCGTCGTCCACGGCATCGCTCAGGGCCGAGCGCAGGCAGCTTTGCACGTTTGCCAGCCGCTTGTTCGTCGCCGACATCTTGGCCATGGCCGCCTTGACCTCTTTGCGCGTGACAAACGCTAGTGGAAGCGAGCCCAGCGCCGGGACCAGCACCCCCGCAACGATCTTGCGGTAACCGTCCAGCGTGGACGCCTTCAATATGCCGGCCTTGCGTTCAAGCCATTCATCCAGGTACTGGCCCAGCGGAACCTGTCCGGACTGGCCGACAGCCGATGCCGCCCGCTTCGACCGGGGAAACGCCTCGGCATAGTCGAATTCCCCCCGGTGAATCGCCAGATCAATCGACGCCTTCTGCTGCTGCGCCCGCTTCAGGTTGGCCGGCGTAGGCTCCAGCGGCAGGCGCTCCCGGCACTGCTTGCCGTCGACCATAAAGCTGATTTCGATACTGCTTTTCGATGCCGCACGCACCCCGCGCTTCGCAGCCATACGCCACCCCTGACGAATTCGTTTAGTTGGCCGACAGTTTAGACCTGTCGGCGTGCGTGGCGGCACCGGTCGGCTATTCGGCTTTGGCCGGAAACCACTCGGTGTCGTACTCGAACTGGGTAACTCGTTCGATTTCGATGCTTGGCAGCGATCGGCGGAAGGTCTCGGTTCCGTAGGGTTTCTTCACGTAGTCATCGGCTTCTTCCATGAATGACGCCTTGTAGATGCGCAGGAAGTGGTCGGCCGCCTTCTCGTATTGGTCTTCGCGGTAATTCGCAAGGCACAGGCCGCCACAACAAACGCGCCAGATAACACGCTTCGGCTGCGCCTCTGCCGCCTTGATCTTTTCGCCCATCAACTCGACGGCGTGGCGCATCTGGTCAAGGCTGAGCTGGCCGATCCAGTCCGGCGTGCTGACGTTCATTGCGTGGCCGTGGTCGCACTTTATTTCTGCCATGTCGAATTCCTCGCCCGCCGTACACCGGCAGGCTCTTGTGTGGGGTAGGGGTTAGGCGAATTCGGCGTTGAATGCTTCGATAATCGCTGGCGCGCAGAAGGTGATCGGCAGAGCGTCGGAGCTTTTGCCATCGCTGATGATCACCCAGCCATCTTTTCGCAGGGTGCAGGTCTCGTTACCACGCCGGATGCGCGCGATCGGCAGGCCATGGAATGGCAGGCGGCGATTGATCCAGTAAATCCACTTCATATCAGCTCCTCGTCGCCGTCACAGCTCGGCGTTCCTGCCTTAGCCAGCGCGATCACCTCTTCGGCCTGCTTGATCAGTTCAGGGTATTGATCGTTCCAGTTCTGCTTGTAGGCCTTGGACAGCATGGCTTCGAGTGCTTTCAGCAGCTGCGGCGCGGTGCGCATCAGGTAGGCATTCGCCCAGCTCTCATCGCCGATAACGAACTTGATGCCGTTGTGATCCATGGCGCCGAGGTTGGCGACGGCCAGAGGATCACCGTCGCGCATGACGCAGATCGAATAGTCCTGACGATCGACCAGCCAGTCTTCCTTCGTGTGGTTGCTCATGGCTTCAGGCTCCAGTAGATGTTGTTCGAACCGTTGCTGTCGGCCTTAACCAGGTCGTGACCCTCCATCTTTCGAAGGTCGCGGCGAATAGTCTTGCAGTCCTCATCCATCGCCTTCGACAGCTGCCATGTCGAGGTGGCGTGGCTTTTGGAGAGCTCCTGAGCAACCCGCAAGTATCTTGCGTGCTCGCTCGTCGTGATGTTCATCTGCCGGTAGATCTTGAGCAGGCGGATTTCAGCCTCAAGGATCGGGGTTAGCTGGCTCATGCCTTCGCACTCCAAACGCTGCCGTCTACCAGGTCGCCGTAGCGAACAAACTTCGCCCCGCCCGTCAGGTGATGCAGGATCGCGAACTGCTCAGAAGTGCGAGCCAGCGAGTAGGTGCGCCCGGTCGGGCGGTGGGTGTAGATCGTTTCCATGCGGGTTACTCCTGGGTCACTGGCTGAGGATGTCTAGCTGGGCCTTGGCGCATTCGTCCGGGCCGTGCGGTAGGCGGTTGGGCTCGATTACTTCGTACTCACTATCATCACCGTCATCACTGTCCTCACCGTGATACAGAGCTTCACGGCGAGACTTATTGTCGAAGTCATCGCGCAACGTTTTGCTGATATTGATTTCGTGGCGCTCATGAGTCAGGAACTCGATCAATTCGGCGTCAGTCATGGCATCCATTTTGATAATGGCTGTCTGCAATACCTCGCTGATTTCTGTCACTCCTGACCGCTCCTTGATGCGATCAATAATCTGATGAATTCCTGGGCGGACCTTGTGACGCAACTCCTTTTCGCCGACCTTTTCACGTTTCGCCGCGGCCTTCGCTGACCGCTCCTGCGTACTCTTCGCCATATCCCTATCCCTTATCCTGCAAAGCGCGTGCGGTATTGCACGATGTCGCGGACTGTCGAGGCTCCGCACTTGAAAACCTCAGCCAAGAAACCGTAGCCCTTTCCGCCGGTTTCGTAGATGGCCCGCATTTCGGCCACCTGTTCGCTGGTCAGCTTCGCCTTCTGATGCGATGCGCCGACCCGGCAGCCACTGGGTGCCCTAGTTATCTGGCTCATAACTCGTCATCCCGGCAGATAGCCTCGGCCCACTTGATCGGCGACGAGCGGCGGATAACCTTGTTGATGGCCGGGCGGCAGGCGATGCGGACCTTATCGCGCACTGAGTAAGCTGAAGCCTTGATGGCTGAGTCTGTCCCGTGAATCCGGTAGGCGAGCAGCAAGATCAGGATCGCGTCCATCATCGTTAACTGATGGCTGGTATTGGGTATGGTCATGGGTGATACCGCTGGCAGGTAGGTCGTGTTGGTGTTGGCGCGCCCGCTGGCGCACCCTGGATCGGATCATGCGCACTTGGTGCGGCTCGGGAATGGGATCTTGTATTGCTCGATCAGCCGCTGGAGCTTGTGCCATCCAATGTCGACCTGGGCGCGCGCCTTGTGCTTGGTCACGCCGATCTCAGCCAGTGCGCTCAATCGCTCTACCAGCCGCTTATCCTCTTCCGGGTCGATGGTGTAGGCGCCTTTGCTGTTCGGCTTGCGGCCTGCTCCATTTCGCAGATTGATTCCAAACTGCTTGCAGATCTTTTGAATGCGGTCCTGCGATATGCCAAGGGTCTTGGACATTTCCAGCTTGAACATCGTCGCGCTCAGCGTTCGGATCTGATCGGCCATCTGGCGTAGCTCGATCTCTTCCTGCGTCAGCCGAGGCTCGATGCGCGGGGGGAGGGGCTTGAATTCGAAGGTTTGCAGCACGTCGATTTTGCCACCCGAGCGCAGGAACGCTTCTTGTGCAGAGGCCAGTGTCGATCGGTCAATAATTCGGAGGTCGTTGAATTGGTTCATTTGGCACCCAAAGGAAAGGGCGCTCATTGGCGCCCAGTAGGTTTAACATTCGACGTTAAGTAGTTGATCTAAAAGGGAATATCGTCATCAAAGCTGTCGAAGTCGGGTGCAGGTTGTGGCGCCGACTGTTGCGGTCTTGGCTGCTGGCCAGCCGGCTGCTGGCGCTGCTGAGGTTTCTGGCGCGCCGCCGATTGCTGCTGGTTACCGTCCTGCGGCTTGCCGCCCAGGAGCTGCATGGTGCCCTGCATGTCGACGACGATTTCCGTGGTGTAGCGCTTGATGCCATCCTTCTCCCATTCGCGGGTCTGCAGCTTGCCCTCGATGTAGACCTGCGAACCTTTGCGCAGGTACTCACCGGCGATCTCGGCGACCTTGCCGAACATCGACACACGGTGCCATTCGGTCTTCTCGACTTTCTGGCCGGTTTGTTTGTCCGTCCACTGTTCGCTGGTGGCCAGGCTCAGGTTGGTTACTGCGTTGCCGTTTGGCAGGTAGCGGACTTCAGGATCTTGTCCGCAAGTCCCCACCAATATGACTTTGTTTACACCGCGGGCCATGCTCATTACCTCGATTGAATGCCCCGGCGCCTGCCGGGGCTTGAATGGTTATGCCGCTACCTTGTCCAGCCTTACGCCGGCCATGCTGAATGCGGCGCCTTGGGAGGCGACCAGTGCGTCGAGCGCTTCCCAGTTGACCACCAACACCGACATCGGAGCCTCGCCGGCGGCCACGGCCTTGACCAGTTCCTCCAGGTCGAAAACATTGGCTTGCAAGGTCAGCGCTTGATGGGTTGGTGCGGCTACAGGCTTGGCTGCCTGCTGAACGACTGGGGCAGCTTTCACCGGCGCAGGAGTCGACACCGGTGCCGGCGTTGCGACTGGCGCGAGCTCGGGAACCACTTCGGCCGCCTGCTTCGCCTTGGCTTCGTCCTCGATCTTCTGCGGTTCTTCCTTGCGGATCTTCTCGCGCAGGGCCTCGGCCTTTTCTTCCTCGGCTTTCTTGTGCTCGGAAATGCGAACTTTGATCAGCGCCACCAGGTCGTCATTGGCCTTCGTGACCAGCTGCTGAGCGTCGACAAACAGGAAGGCGTGGTCGATGGCGAGGGTGCGCAGGCTTTCGAGGTTCAGGCGGATAGCGTCGGCCAACTGGCTAGCATCGATCTTGGCCCGGGCCAGCTCGGTATCAACTGCGTCCTGCAAGCTGGCGATGGTGCGCTTGTTCTTCATGGCGCCCGCGAAGTCTGCGGCGATCGGCGGCAGCACCACTTTGCCCAGGGTCTTATTGATCGCTGCGACGTGATCGGTCAGCGCCTGTTCGGCCTTCTGCTTGATGCTGGTCTTTACGACCAATTCCTGAGCCTTCACCAGCTTGTCGACTTTCAGTCGAGTTTCGCGGGCGTGGGCGCTGACACGCTCAAGGGACTTGAACAGCTCATCGATAGACTCGGTTTGCGACAGCGCCTGCTTTTTCGCTTCGGAGACAGCCGATTCAACATCTGCGCACCATTTCACCGCCTTCTTGGCGTCGGCGAAATCCTGGTCTGTCGTCAACTCCGTTTTAACAGCGTCAATGACTGCGAGAGCCGATTGCTCAAACACTTTCAGATTGCTGGCGGTAACCATGCCAGTCAGCTCGATGCGCAGCGCTGGCAGCTCGTCCGGCGCCTTGCCGACGACGATTGAAGGCGCGCTGGTGATCTCATGCACCGCAAGATCTGCCTCGAACTGCTTCCAGCCTTCGACCAGCTGCTCTGCGCGACCGGCGACCGGGCGATACTCCATGCTGACGAAGTTCTCGGAAGTGCCATCAGAGCAAACGAAGATCACTCGCTCGGCGCCGCTCACCAGCAACTGCTGCTCAAGCTGCCAGTAGTAGTGCGGAGCCAGGTCTTCGGCTTTCACCTGGGCGACCAGCGATTCGTTCCAGAGCTTGTGCTCGAACAGTGTCTCGCCGAGCATCGTCGCGCCGTCCATCGAGGCGAGCAGGTTGCCCGAGGTTCCTACGACCGGATACAGCTCTTCGCCGATCATCACTTCAACCAGCGGGCGGGCGGCCGCCTCAGTGGCGTGGCCCTTGTCGAAGATGAACTGCTGAGACGGCGTGACGTCCGGCGCGATGCCGGTCTTCTTCAGGGTCAGCAGGTCGGTGCGGGTCTGGTACTTAGAGGCGCCCATCATGGCTGGGGCTTCGGAGGCGGTGAAGTGCTGGCCGCGCAGGGCGTGCCACTCGGCGGAACCTTGAGCTACGTTGTGAATTTTCATGCTGCGTCTCCGTCGAGGGCTTTCAGGTTGGTGATTTGTTCTTTCTGCGCATCGGTCAGCGTGTATTTGCTGCTGATGGTCGCGAT